ATGGGTCGCCCAAGTAAGTACACGGAAGAGCTGGCTCAAAAGATCTGTGGCTTGATCCGAGAAGGCAAGTCCGAGCGCACGATTTGCAAGATGCCTGGGATGCCCACTACGCTCACGCTGAGGAAGTGGAAGGATGATCATCCCGACTTTCTTACCCAGTCCGCGCGCGCGAGGGAGGAGAGCGCAGAAAAGTTTAACGATGACCTCCTCGAGCTCCAAGACGAACTCAACGACCAGTTGCAGACGCGTCTCATGAACGGCGAGGACTTCCCGAAGGGGGCGGTCGAGGCCTACAAGGTGCTGATGCAGGAGAAGGCCCGACAGGCAGCTTGGCGTGATGATTCGCGCTACGGCAATCGCAAGACCGTGAAGGTTGATGCGACTGACGACGCTAAGGGAATGGCAGAGGTCTACGCCAAGATGCTGGAGGCTCAGAAGGATGACTGATCCTTTCCGTGAGATCTGGAGGCCACATAGATACAAGGTCTTCTATGGCGGGCGCGGCTCGGGTAAGTCGTGGGCGGTGGCACAGGCTCTGATTGTGATGTGCGACATGGCAAACATCAGAGTCCTGTGCTGCCGCGAGATTCAGAACTCCATCAAAGACTCGTCCTATCAGATCCTGAGGGACACGGCAGAGCGTCTCGGAATATCGGGGCGCTTTTCCTTTTTGGAGTCTGAGATTCGCCACAAGCTGACCGGCTCGCGATTCATCTTCAAGGGCTTGCTCAGAAACGAGCAGTCTGTGAAGTCAACCGAAGGCATCGATCTGGTCTGGGTCGAGGAAGCGCAGACCGTCTCTGAATCCTCATGGGAGGTTCTGATTCCGACCATTCGCAAGCCGGGGTCGGAGATCTGGGTAACGTTCAACCCTCTGAACGCAGACGATCCAACGACGAAGCGATTCATTGAGAACCCGCCTCCAGAAGCCTACGTTCGCAAGATCAACTTTGATGAGAATCCGCACTTCCCGCCTGAGCTACGTGCTGAGATGGAGCATGACAAGGCGGTTGACTACGAGAAGTACCTTCACATCTGGGAGGGCTTCCCGCGCACCGTCTCCGACGCTCAAGTGTTCAAGGGACGCTACAGCGTAGAGAGCTTTCCTGACGATCTGTGGAAGAAGGCAGACCGCCTGTTCTTCGGTGCCGACTTTGGTTTTGCCAGAGACCCGAACACGCTCATCCGGTGCTTCATGTACGACAGAAAGCTCTACATCGACTATGAGGCGTATGCGGTCGGCATTGAGATTGACGAGTTGCCCGCGTTCTATCGAACTGTGCCTGAGGTCGACAACTGGCCGATCCACGCTGATGCGGCTCGACCAGAGACCATCAGCTACCTTGCGAATCGTGCAAACCCGCCTTTCCGCATCAGTGCCGCCAGTAAGTGGCAGGGAAGCATTGAGGACGGCGTGGCCTACCTGAAAAGCTTCGAGAAAATCATCGTTCATCCGCGATGCAAGCACACTGCGGACGAATTCAGGCTTTACAGCTACAAGGTCGACAAGACGACTGGAGAGGTCCTTAAGGCCATTGTTGACAAGAACAATCACGCCATCGACGGTCTTCGCTATAGCCTCGATGGCTACATCACCAAGCCGGGCTTGTCCAAGTGGGCTCGCCTTGCGCAATGAGGAGCATCATGCGAAACAACAAAAGAGTCGGAAGGCGTTCACAGCGTTTCACCGACGGCGTGAGCAATGCGCTTCTGCGCGTCGGGCAGAACACGCCGAACACATTTCAGAAGACGCGATACGTCCCTGAGTTCAAGTCACTAGAGCGCAATCAGCTCGAGTGGGCTTATCAAGGATCGTGGATCTGCGGTCTGGCTGTTGACATCATCGCCGAAGACATGACGCGTGAAGGCGTGGATATCAAGGCAAGCGATCCGTCTGTGGTCGACAAGATCAATACCCAGATGGACGATCTTGGCGTTTGGAACTCTCTATGCGACGCGATCAAGTGGTCTCGCCTCTATGGCGGTTCTATCGCAGTCATGCTCATTGACGGCGACGACATGAGCACGCCTCTCGGCAAGATTCGCCAAGGCTCCTTTAAGGGCTTGTGTGTCCTTGATCGATGGCAGATTGATCCGACGCTTGGCAGCACCGTTCAAACGCTCGGTGCGGACTTCGGAAAGCCTGAGTACTACACGATCATCGCGGGGTCTAGCGAAATCTCGATCCCGTCTCAACGCGTTCACTACTCGCGTGTGATCCGCTTTGAAGGTCGACGCCTGCCCTACAACCTGCGACGCGCTTACGGCGGCTGGGGTGCTTCCATTCTCGAGACCGTCTTTGATCGAATCTCCATGTTCGATCTGGCAACGGAAGGCGCAGCACAGCTCTTGTCGAAGGCGTATCTGCGCTACTACAAGGTTGAAGGCTTGAGGGACATCCTCACGAACGATCTTGCCGCCAAGGGCTTCCTGAAACAGATGGACTACATCCGCATGTTCCAGGGCATCGAGGGCATGACCATCGGCGATTCGTCCGACGACTTCCAAACGATGCAGTACACGTTTACGGGCATCCCTGAAGTCATGCTCCAGATTGGTCAGCAGATCTCTGGTGCAATCGGCGTACCTCTTGTGCGCCTCTTCGGTCAATCTCCTACGGGTTTCAACTCCACTGGTGAAAGCGATCTGCGCACGTACTACGACAACGTCAAGCATGATCAGGACAGCGATCTGCGTCCGGGCATGAAACGCTTGCTCAATGTCATGTACGAGAGCGAGATGGGGACGCCGCCGGGTGACGACTTCAGCTTTGAGTTCAAGTCTCTTTGGCAGATGACGAACGAGCAGAAGGCGCAGGCCGCTACGGGCATGGCCGGGGCGATCATTCAAGCCCTTCAGGCGGACGCTATCACTCCGTCTGTTGCCATGAAGGAGCTTCGCAAGCTTTCCGATGTGATCGGACTCTTCTCGTCAATTACCGATGAGGACATTGATGAGGCGGAAGAGGCGGACAACGGTTTGATGCCGCCGACTTTTGGAGGACTGAATGAAGGTCAAATCGAAAACGGCGTTTCGGGAGCCGACGAAAACGGCGAACCTAAACCGCTGGTACCGAAAGCGCCTCTTGCAAATCGCGAAGCAGGTTGACCTGATCGCTCGTGAGTTCGAAGAAGAGACCGATCTTTTCGTTGCGGTCTCCCAGATTCAAAGGCGGCTCTTCTCGTATGAGGACTCGCTGAATGCCTATGCACTGGACATCGCAAGCGTCATGCTCAAGCGAGCCGATCAGGCTGACTACGACACTTGGCTACGAGTTGGCGAGGGAATCACGAGGGCGACACGCAAGCGCCTTCGTTCTCCTGCCATCGCAAACGAGTACCAGCGCATGCAGGCAGAGCAGGTTGATCTGATCAAGACAATCCCGCATGAGGCCGCCATGAAGGTTCATGAGTGGGTCAGGTCCGGTTTGGAAAACGGGCAGCGTTTCCCTGAAATCGCGGCTCGCATCAAGAACGAACTGGGTGCAAGCACGGAGGCCCGTGCCATTTGCATCGCACGAACGGAGACGGCTCGAGCACGATCCAACTTCACGCAAGCTCGAGCAAAGGCTGTTGGGTCAACCGGTTACATCTGGCGAACGGTAGGAGACGGAGCTGTGCGAGACATGCACGCTCGCCTTGATGGGACGGTTCAACGGTGGGACTCGCCGCCGATCTGCGAGGTCGGAAAAGGCGGAACGCCTGTTAGAAGTCATCCAGGGTGCGTATGGAATTGCAGGTGTTTTCCCGAACCACTGTTCTCCAAAACGGGGTATGAAAAATGAGATTCAAAGATGGTGCTGAGTTCTACACCGTCGAACAGTTAAGCCCTCGGCGAGAGAAAACGCCTGAGGGCTTTTTGCTGTGCAAGGACGTGCCGATCAGTCGTGTCGGCGAGTTCGACTACACGCCGCTTGAGACTGGTATTGCAGGCAAGGGCGGAAAGGTAGTTATGAGCCGTTCTGAGGCGGAACTATTCAAGCCCGAGACGATGGCGAGCTTTGAGGGCAAGCCGGTCGTCATCGGGCACGGTCAGTTTGCTGATCCAGACAACTGGAGAAAGATCAGCATCGGACATGTACAGAACGTCAGGCGAGGAGAGGGGGATCAAAGCTCCCTTCTTCTCGCCGACTTGTTCCTCCAAGACGCCGAAGGCATTCGGCTTGTCGAGGAAGGCCTGCTGACGGAGGTGAGCTGCGGCTATGACGCCAAGTCCATCGATGACGGCAATGGTCGGGGGCATCAGGAGGGCATCGTGGGCAACCACCTCGCCTTGGTAGAAAAAGCTCGCTGTGGCGAGATTTGCAAAATAGGAGATGGTTTTATGAAACCAAAGTCCTGGAAGAACGCTCTGCGTCGCTTTTTCAAAGATGGCGACGAAGAGGGTTTTAACGAATGCCTCGATTCGGTCGAGGCGAATCCTGTAGGAGATGACGGTCAGGGCGAACCTGCTCCGGCTCCGACCGCTGAGGAACGCCTTGACGCGATCGAGAAGTCCGTGGCGGCCTTGACCGAAAAGGTCACTGCGATGGAAAAGCCGACCGCTGACGAAGAGCCTCCCGAACCCCAAGAGGGCGCGGAAGGCAATGAAGGCGGCGAAGCCGATCCTGACGCTGAAATCGTCGCTGACGAAGAAGTCGAGCAGGTGATGGCTGACGCTGACGAACTCGCACCGGGTATCGCGAAGCCGCAGGGTGATGGCGAAGGCGGCAAGTTCACTCGCGGTCTGGTCGGTCGCATCAAGCGCAATGCCCTGAAGCTTTCAGGCAATAAGACGTTTGGCGACTCCGCCACGCTTGACGGTCAGGCTCTCGATGTGGCCTTCAAGGCGGCTGTTCTTCTGGCTCGTTCCAAGAATAACCCGACAGCTCGCGGCTTTGGTGACGGCGGTCAGCAAACGCCCGCTCGTCCGTCCAATTCCGAACTCACTACCAAGTACAAAACCTTCTGGGAGGGCAAGTAATGTCTCAGTTCATCGGTACCTCGATGCCGCGCGGCTTCGCAGGTGAAATCACTCGCGGCTTCTTTGACTTCACGACCGAAGTCCACAAGAACAACGGTACGGTCACGGCTTTCGGCGTTCCCGTCAAGCTCGACGGCCAGACCGTTGCCGCTACGACGGCCAACACGGATGCGGTCTACGGCTTTGCCGTCCGCGAATACGGTCAGGTGGATGCAGCAGGCGTCCAGAAGGCCGACATTCTGACGGTTCTCCGTCGCGGCTACATGGTCGTCAAGACGGCCGGCGGTACGCCCGCTCTCGGCGGCACCGTCTACCTCAAGACCGACGGCACGATCACGGCTGACAAGGGCACCAACACGGCTATTCCGGGTTGCACCTTCATGGGCGCTGCTGACGCCTCCGGCCTTGTCGAAATCGCTTTCAACATTTAAGGAGTGAAACATGCGCTTCACTGATGCAGAAATCTCTTCGACCGGCGCTTTTCTCGTCGGCGAACTCGAACGCCTCGATCAGGAGCTGTACGCTCCGCTCGCTGATTTCACGTGGTCTCGTGACATTGACCTTCGTGAAGACGTGACCATTGCTGACGAGGTTACGTCCTTCATGCTCGCCAATTACGCGGGCGGCTTTGGCTCGATCGGCGGCTCCGGTAAGTCTTGGATCAAGGGCATGGACACCACCCCGGCCCGCGTCTCCGTCGAAACGTCGAAGGTCACGACGCCGCTTACCCCGTGGGGCATGGAAGTGTCCTACTCCATCTTTGAACTTCAGAAGGCCATGCAGGTCGGTCGCCCGATCGACGTTCAGAAGTATGACGCCATGAAGTTCAAGCACCAGCTCGACATTGATCAGCAGGTCTACATGGGCGACGAAGGCATTGGCGTCAAGGGCCTTCTCAACAACGATGCCGTCGTTGCCAAGTCCAACCTTGGTTCCGTTAACGTTAAGACGATGAGTGCTGAAGACGCCGTCAACCTCTTCAACACGGTTCTCGAATCCTCTTGGAAGGCTACTCAGTACATTCGTATCCCCGATACGATCCTGATCCCGCCGGCTCTCTTTGCGGCTCTCGCCTCCAAGCAGCTCCCGAACGTTGACAAGAACGTTCTGGAATATGTCCTCCAGAACAACATTGCCGTCTCCAACGGCGGCAAGCTCACGATCCGTCCGGTTAAGTGGCTGAATGACAGCTCGATCAACAGCGGCAATGGTCGTCTGGTTGCCTACACGAAGGCTCGCGACGTTGTTCGCTTCCCGCTCGTTCAGCTCCAGTCCATGGCTCCGCAGTTCCGTGACTTCATGCAGTCCGTGCCGTACTACGGTGCTCTTGGCGGCGTTGAATTCGTCCGTCCGGAAATGGTCTACTACGGCGACCTCGCTTAATGAGAGGAGGGCTCATGATGAAAAAGAGGGTATTCGGAATAAGTGGTTGATTTGAGAGGTTCAAACCAACCACAAAATATTCGCTTAGATGGTTGATAGATCAACGCCATAGTCAATGATGATGTCCTCTTCAAGCTCTGTGCGTTGAAGCAAATCAGAGAAGGAGAAGTTCTTCATGAACTTTGTTGTGTTGGATTTGAACGGCGAACTTCGGTTAGTGACTCGCCTGGTTTTGTGAGGGGTGGAAAACAGGATTTTCCCTCTAAGCACGTCAAACGAATAACCCCGGCCATCGCGGTTCTTATCGCGTATTTTGCGATTCAGAGACTCGGTCAAAGCGTTAGTGACTTCTTTCCCTGTAGCAAAATAATTCAGGATTTCATCTTCCCAGTTCCGGCTTGCTTTTACCAAGTCTGCCCAAATATCCAATTGTTTCTCTGGTATGGAACTTCGCCACGCTTCCAGCATTTGCGTAGCTTCATATGGATCGTTTGCAAGATCCCATATATCAAAAAAGCGCTCCTTTGTTTTGTATGCATCGAGTAGCTGAGGAAAGTTATTGAGCCAACCAGTCGAGGTCAATATTTCCGTGTCAGAGAGCGTGTTTTCGCGTTTAAGCAAGATCTTTCGATCTCCTTTGAGTTGTCGCCTTTCCGTGGATGTGAGGCTCTTGTGGAGCCCTTTACGGAGCTTCTCAAGGGCATCGTTTGCCATACGTGTAACGTGAAATTTGTCAACGACAATCAAGACATCTGGAAGGACTTCATGGAACGCTTGTCGATAGGGTCCCCACATATCCATGCTTGCGATCTCAATGTTCTTAGTGTCGTGATCCTTTAAGAACTTTTCAATCGTTGGTTTGTTTCGGTTTTCCAAAACATCGACAATGGTTTGTTGTCCGATGTTTGTGATGATCCCTCTGTACTTCCGATTCAGGAACAATTCGTCAACACCGATGATGGTTGGCATCTCCGGTTTGTAGTCTTGATTGAGTGCCACGAGCCGTTGAGAGAAGATAGTGCGGACTGTCTTTTCGTCAACTCCTACGCGTTCTGCTAGAGCCTTATGGGTGCCATTAAAGGCTTCTCGCTCAATGTACTGATGAAGTCGTTCTGTCATCTTGGCATCGGGATGAATCCCAGGTAGCTCTGGTCTGAATGTCGAGCCACAAGACTTACATTGGAAGCGCTGTCGTGCAATCCACAACGTCACGGGCTTCCCGTGCACGGGTAAATCCATGACTCTTATGTCACGTGTCCCGTTTTTAACGAAGTCTCCGATGGTGCCACAGGAGGAACAGGCAACAGGAGAAGGTGGTTGGAGGTGGACATCGAATGCCACCCCCGTATCCTGCATGCCGATCACCTGATATCCGGGTAACTGGAAAGGATTTTCGGTCATGGTTGGTTCACTTTAGTTTCGCTGGGTCACAAGGTGCTTATAGCAACTCATCTCCTTGATGGAGTAGCCATGCTTCTCCAACGTCATCTCTAACAAGGGTAGGTGAAGCTCTGTCACCGCTTCGTAGAACTGTGCCGCTTTAGGCGAGTTCACTGTTTGCAGAAGACGCAGGATTAACTCAAGGTCAGGCCTAAACAAGTAGCGCCAGTAATACACGAAATGGGCGATACGCTCTGCCTCGAACCCCTCTAGAACCAAAGCACCTTCAGGGATCTCTGGCTGGGTCAACTGTGGTTTGAGCTCGCACGTGTGAATGAACGTGAGTGCAACCTGAAGTTGCCCCTTGGTCAAGTCTTTGTAGCTTGCGATCTTGAAGTAGTCGTACAGGGCGTTGTAGATCGTTTGGTAGTGAATCGAGCTATTCTTTGCGCGGGATTTCACAGCCTTGCGAATCTCGTATTGCTCTTCACTGGAAAGCGTGTTCGATGCCGTGGACACTTCATAATGGCCGTTCTTGCGGATGGCGGGAAGAACTTCGGACGTAACCCAACGCTTGAAGCGCTTGGCAGATTCGAGCTTGGAGCCGAAGATCAGAGCGTAGAGGCCAGACTCGTTGACGCAGTTGACCAACTGACGGCCACCGTTCGTTTCGATTTCGGACTTGAAGAGGTCTTCTGGGTCGACTCGGTCATTGACAGTGCGAACAAGGTTTTGATAACCGAGCGCTTTTGCAATGTCGTTGGCAACGAAAAGGGGAAATTCGGACGTACCGAGTGTGCGGACTTGAATATTCTCGAACGAGAAAATCGCTGGTGCTGTCATTTCAGACTCCTAAGATTCAATGTAGAACCCTGCAACCCGACGCCAATCGGGTGGGCAGGCGTTGCAGGTTGGCGTACCGCTCTTAGGAAACGGCCTCCCGAAGGAGCCTGCAAGCCTTCCCGTAAGGAGTCTTGCAAAGGGGGTACTGATTTGGTACTCCCTTTTTCAGGGGGTCGCGTTTTACGACCTCCTACGATCAGCCAACAAAAAAAGCCGCTACACAACTAGTGGCGGCTGACCGCCTAAGATTCAGGACGCCAATCCCGACCACATCTTTTTCATGTGGTGAGGAAAGTATGCACCAAAAGTGGCCACGTGTCAACCATTCCGCCCGTTGTGAAAAATAATTCTCACCACGGCATATCAACCATTAAATCCGATTACCCTTTTATGTCAGCTTTCTTTTTCGATGCTGTCTAGCGGGTAAACAGCGTCCGCCCACTCTTGCATGAGCTCTATGCGAGCATCGAGCAGGTCTGATCGTTGGTACGCCTGGACAACGGCATTACCAGTTGCGTGCATCAGACTTTTTTCGGCGACGATCGGATCCTTCCCGTTTTCTGCGCACCAATCGCGGAATGTAGATCGGAAGCCGTGCATTGTGCCATGTCCGATCTTCTTCTGAATCACTACGCGTGGCGTCTCTTTCGAGATGTGAGACCCGCCGTGTCCGGCAAATACGTATGGTGAATTGCGCGGGAGCATCTTCAGCATAGCGACGAGCTGCCTGCACAGTGGGACGCGGTGCGGGTAGCTCTTTCCGTCCTTGCGCCGCTCTGGGGGGCAGAGCCATACTTTTCGTCGCAGGTCGATCTCATCCCACTTTGCGGGAACGAACTCACCGACGCGGGATGCTGTCAATGCTCCGAAGAGAATCGCGCAAGCAGTTATCGACGTGGGCGGACGCCAACCGTCGAACAGAAGGCGCGCCTGATCCAGCGTTAAGGCGTCGTGGTGCTTTTCCTTTTTCATCTTAGTAATCGGCGGCAGGAACATTTCGAGGTTCCCGCGCCACGTCGCCGGGTTGCCTCCGGCGCGCTTTCCGATGGCGATGGCGTATGCGAAAACGGCTTCGAGCCTGCCTCGCAATCTGCTCGCGGTCTCCGGCTTCGTCTTCCATATCGGCTCGAGCACCGACAAGATGTCGTCGCGCGTCACGTCATCGACAAACAACGAGCCTAGAGAAGGCATTGCGTACTGCTCGAGAGTCGATTTCCACTGCGCCGCGTGCTTCTGATTTCTCCAAGCTTTGCTTCGAATGATAACGGGAAGAGCCTCGGCCACTAGGTCGGCGAAGGTGAATGGGTGATCCACGTTCGCCCCTGCGTTTCTCATCTTCTCGCGCCTTTCCTGCTTGGCGGCGAGCGGATCGACCCCGTCGGCGATCATTGTGCGAAAGCGCACCGCAGTCTCCTTCGCCTGAGCAATTGACACTGCGTCAGATGTCCCGATCACAACGTCTTTCTGTTTGCCGGAGATCGTGTAGCGAAAAATCCAAGTTGGCGCGTGGCCGTCCCGCTTTCGGAGGTACAGACAACGTTCTGCTCTATGAGTCCCCGGTGGGAGGCTCGATATGTTTCTTGCGGTTACTTGCAT